TGCGATCCATCACCACATAGCCGCCTACCGGCGAGGACAGAGCCTCGTTCAGGTAAGCGGCTTTAACTTCTTGGAGAGTTTTCATTTCTTGTTAGCCTCCTTCTTTAGCTCCTCAACCTGTTTCTCAAGATTTTGTACACGTTCCAACAAGCAAGCAGCGAGCGTAATCATGATCCATCCGCCCGTAAAATCAGGCTTAATCTCACGGTCGCCTTTGGTCTTTCCAGTTACTATTGCGCCATTTACGGCTTTCATAAGCTCATCAACTGTCATACAGGTACCTGTCCTCCAAATTCGACAATCAATTCCTTGAGAGCAGTCTCAAGCTCGGACGTATCCAGCTTGGCGGGGAGAGACGTGCTCTTAATTGCGTTGACTTCCGTTCGAAGCGCGGCTACGTCTGCCACCTCGGATTCCTTCGCCATCCTGACGCCGCCTGCGGTCACTCCGTCGCCGACCACAATTCGCTTCTCGGGCTCGTCCCAGTAGATCGAGCCGCTCGCTAGCGTCGCGTTGTTGAACGCGGTTTTGCTTGCCGCAGTCACGCGGCTAATTTTCAGGTTCTGTGCATCGGTTGCCATCACGCACTCCAGTTGCCAAAGTCGATGTTTGCCTGGGCCATGGAGCCGAGGCCCAAATTGGTTCTTGCCTGCGCCTTGTCAGGCAGATCGGAAAGGTTCTTCGCCTTCGCGAGCGGGTCGCCCACGGACGCGACGGCATCCTGAGCCTTCTTCGCATCGGCCGCCGCAGAAGCAGCGGAGCTTGCCGCCGCCGTCTCAGACGCCTTGGCCCCCGTGGCAGAGTTGCTTGCCGCAGTCGCCTTCGACATAGCCGTAGCGCTTGCCGTCTCGGCGGCTTTCTGGGCATTCACTGCCGCCGCCTTCGCAGACTCGGCGGAAGTCTTTGCACTCGTGGCGGAGGCACTGGCGGATTCTGCGGACGTCTTTGCCGACTCGGCACCCTTCTTGGCCGCTTCGGCCGCCGTTTGAGAAGTCGCCGCGGCATCCGCCGAAAGGCCCGCCTGACGGGCGCTCTCTGCCGCCCCAGTCTCTGCCGTCTTGGCGTTTGTCTCGCTTGTCTTCGCCGCGGTCTCTGAAGCTTTGGCGGCGCTTGCAGACGCACTGGCCTCGCCGGCCTTCGTAGTCGCCGTGCTTGCCGCAGTCTGCGCCGCGCCTTGCGCGCTTACGGCGGCCGCCTTGGCGGACTCCGCGGCAGTCTTGGCGGTAGCAGCGGACTGGCTCGCAGACGTCGCTTCCGCCGCCTTGGCCGTGGCCGTCTTCGCCGCATCAAGCGCGCCCTGTTGGTTGGCCTGCACGATGGATGCTGCCTCCTCCACGCGTTCGATCGAGGCGTTGAGGTCCGTCACGACGCCCGCGGCATCCTTCACCACTTCGATGTTGTCCGCCACGATCTTGACCGAGGCAATGTCGGTTGCCGTGGTCTTGACGTAGGCGAGGCTTCCGTTCACCGTGACGATCGCTTCCAGATTCTCTGCAAGCGCGTCTGCGTGCTTTGCAAGCGTCTTGACCGACTCGATGTTTTCCGCCACCTTGGCGATCGTGCCGCCGGTGGGCGTGTAGGCCGGAACATCGTCCACGTTGAAGAAGCCGAAGTCGTGGACGTTGGGATGCGCCTCTGCGCCGACGAACTCAGCCGCGACGACTTGAATGGCATTGCTGTGCTCAGCCGCCTCGCGAATGGAGCCAATGTTCTCGGCATCGGCCTTGATGTAGGAAAGATTATTGGCAACGACAGTGAGGTTCGGCTCAACCGACGAAACGTAGTTGGCCGTTTCTTTGGCGGCATCAGCAGACGCCTTAGCACCCGCCGCAGAAGAGGCGGCTTCTTGGGCTGATGCGCCTGCGGCGCTTGCCTGCGCCTTTGCCTCGTCACGAGCGCTAAAGACCTCATCAGCGAAGTTTTCTACATTGCCCTCGTAGAACTCGGGGGCGCGTGCGCTACGCTTGGCCAAGTCCAGAACCTGCTGGACGAGAGCGCAGTTTTTATCCCACGCCTTGTTAAGGTCGTCGGGGTTGAACGCGCCCTGCGCAGTCAGGCCAAGGCCCTGCGTGTACGGGATGGCGGAGATAATGACCAGCTTGACGCCGTGGGCAAGCGGGGAGTTGAGCGTAACCACGCCGCCTGCGGTGTCGTTGAGGCGGACGCTGTAGAGATTCGAAGCGAGGATTCCGTCGCTCGTGACAACGGAAACCTCGTCCGAATTGAAAATCTTGAAGGGAAAGGAAAACGCGACGCTCGAACCATCCCCAACATAAACCGAACTCCTTCGGCTTTCCGTTGAGATCATGGAAGATTCCTAATTTATTCGCGCTCCATTCCCTCGATTTTACCCTATTTGCTCTTGTACCCCGTGGCAAGGACGAGCGGGTTGTCCGTCTCGTCGTCTGCGAGAGCGTTGTAGCCGGAGACAATCCTGTTGAACTGCGCAGACGGCAGGCCGAAGATGTCGCCGAAGATGTTCGAGGTCGCCTTGAGGAGAGACTCATCGAAATCACCCTGCTGCACCTGTTGGAAAAGCGCCTGCGTATCGGAGAAGAGGCGAAGCGCCGACGGTCCGCGGTAGGAGTAAATCAGGTCCCCGCCGATCAGGCTCCCCGCTCCGCTCGCGATCTCTCGGAGGCCGAGAAGCGTGCCGAACGTGAAGTTGACCGACTGCCCCGCCACGAAGCGCGCACTCTTGACGAACATGTTCGAATCGTCGTCCTCGTCTCCGTCATCGCCCGGTTGGAGCGCATCGCGAAGGAGCGCTTCGACGCACGGCTGGAACATGAAGATGGTGGCGACTTTCGTCCATGCCTTCACCCTGTCCTTCTCGCCCATGAGGTTTGCCATCCCCAGATTGAGCGCCGTCCCCATGTAGGAGTAGAAGGCGAGGAAGACATTCAGCACGCGGCTCTGCTCAATCTGGGAGCGGTCCTTGATTGCGCCCGAACCCTGCGTCGCGATCACCGTTTGGTCGGCAATGTGGACGGCCTTTTCCTGCGTCTCGCCTCGCGAGACGGCTTCCGCAAACGCGGCATTCCACACGGAGTAGTCGACCACGGCCTGCACCGTCATCATCATGCCGTAGGCCCAGCGCTTGAAGTTCTCAACCTTTCGGCTTCTCGACTCCACGATGAGATTGCTCACCTCGTCGATCTCGCGGATGCGTGTCGTCGAGCGGAGCGCCATGGTCTTGGAGAGCGCGTTGGTGCGGGCGAAGACACCCTTCGGATCTCCGGCCAAGCGGGCCACGCCGCGAAGCACGGGGCCTGCGCCGAGCTCGGTCGAGGCCGTGATGAGGCCCGTGGTCTGGACGAGCGCGGAAATGACGTTGAAGCCCAAGCCCGCGAGCGACACGTTGCGGCGAATGAGTCCGGTCCAGTGGTCGGCGGCCTGCTGGCCTGCGATCCTGCCGTCGAAGGCAATCTGCTTGATCCAGTCCTGCATGATCTTCGAGGCGTCGGAGCCAAAGTAGTCCGTGAGCTTCTGACCGAGGCCGGGGTGCCACACGCGCTCCTTGCCCTTTTTGACCTGCCCGTTCTCGACGACTTCGACCGCCTCGACGGTCGTCACGCCACGATAAAGGCGCGTCGCGTCCTGAATGAATTCGCGCCACATGATGTCGTGGATGATCTCCTGCATTCCGTCAAGAGAGCCTGCCGTATCTAGCTGCACCGCCATGCCCGTCTCGCCTTCGAGCACGCGGGTCTTCGTGTAGGTTCGAGACGTCTGCGCGGATACCATGCCGGCGGCCTTCTGCGCGTCGAGCTCCGTTTGGAGCTGTCGCAGGCGGGCCTTGTCGGAGATCTCCGGATCGTAGGTAATGGGCACGTAGCCCCCCTTGAGCTGCACGATCTCGCCGTCGGCAGACTTGATGGTGAGGGGTTGCGGCTCAACCCACTCTGGCTCCATGCCGTCCATCGCGCGGTAGACCTTGGCGGACATAACGCGCAGGTCCTCGAACACGTCCCAAATCATCTGCACGCGTTCGAGCTCGTCCTTCGTCAGCTTGCTCATCAGCGCGGTTACGTCGGCAAGGGCGAGGCCGTTGCCCTTTTCCAGGCGGTTAAGGTTGCCTGCGTTGCCTGCGTTGAGGGCAATGGCGAAAAGGTTGTGGCGGCTGTACAGCACGCCTTTGTACTCGATCATCTGCTTGTTCCACGCCTTGATGTTTCTCGTGAGCGGATCAAAGATGTCGAGCACGCGATTGGCGATTTCCTGTCTGAGCGTCTTCTCCTCGGCATCGATGTCGTTGGCGCGCCAGAGCAATGCCTTCGTGAGCACGCCTTCCGTACCTTCGATGATGCGGATGAGCGTGGCAAAACGCATGTGCTGGTAGAGGTACTTCGTGAGCATCCCCTTGTACCGATCCAGCTTGTCCGTCGCCGTAGCACCCTTGGGCCGCTTGTCGCGATTCTTCGACAAAGTGATGTCCGTCAGGTCGAGCACGCCTGCCGCGATCTCGTACTTCGTCGCAATGCCGAGCGCCTTCTCGCTTCGGCCCTGCTGTGCGAGTTGGGCGAAGAACCTGTCAAGCGCACGGATCTCGCCCACGGTGAGCGTCACCCACAGGCCTTGGTAGTCGCGCAGGCGCTCGGGCAAGGCGTCGTACGCCTCCATGATCTCGGGATGCTGGAAGACAAAATCCCTAAGCGAAGGCGCATCCTTCGACGGGTTGCCGATGGCATAACCCAGGCGGCCAAGGAAAAGCAGAATCTGCTCCTTGTATGCGCCATCGATGCTTTCCGATTTACGGAGCTGCTTGCACCGACGGTCGAACCGCTTCGCCATTTCCTGCGCTTTCTTGATCTCAACCGCAGTCGTTTCTTGGATGAGCTGCGCTTGCTTTGCTTCCGCCGCATCAACCGTCTTGCCCGCCTTGAAGAGCTCCTCCGCCTTCTTTGCGGCGCGGCGGGCGGCGGCGCTTGCGGCCGACGGGGTGAGGATCTTGAGCCGTCCGTTCGCCTTTACCTCGGCATACGTCATGCGGTCGACGTTCTCTCGTGCGAACGCCGCCACGGACTTGCGGAGCTGTTCGGCAATCTTCGTGGCGTTGCGCAACGCGGCAACCTCGGTGGCAAGGACACGAAGGCGCGTGGCCGTATGGACGGCACCCGCCGCGAGCTTGCGGAAGCCCTCGGGCGTTGCGGCCTGCCCGTGGCGGAGGTAGAACTCCCTCTGAGCCTGCTTCTGCACAAAGGACTCAACGTCAATGCGGGCCGCGTTCTTGAGGGCAAGCATCGTGTCGTCCCACTTTTCAAAGCCGAGCAGGTCCATGGCCATCTGAGGCGTGACGACCGTGACGGGCGGGGGAGGCGTACGCTTCTTTTTCTTGGTGTCCGTCTCTTCGGCCACGTGAGCTTCTGCCGCCTCTTCCACCTCTTCCGCTTTCGGCTCCTCGTCTTTCGGACGGTAGTCCATCTGGCGCTTGCGGATGAAGGTCTTGTCGGCCTCGCTAACGTTCTCATCCTCAAGGACACTTGCGTCGAACTTCAGGCGAATGGGCGTGCCGTCCTTGCCCTTGATGCCGTAGTAGGAGAAGGCGCGAAGCGCACGGAAGCCGGGCGTTGCCAGAAGCTGTGCCTTAATCTGCGCCTTGATGTACTCGAACTCCTTCTCGATGCCGCGCTCTTCGCGCACCCGCCTGTCGTGAAGGATCCGCGCGTCCTGCTCGGACTTCTCGAAGAGCTTGCCGCGGGCTTCTGCGGCGGCGCTGTCCTTGAGCGCGACGAAAAGCGCAAACTCCTCGGGCGTCATGCCCTGCGCAATGAGCTCGTCATAAAGCCCGTTGTCGCTCATGCGGTCCCGCGCCTCGGCAACGGCTTCGTCCACGGCGAAGAGGCGGTCGTAAAGCGCGATCACTTCAGGCGAGATCTCCACGCGGAGCTCCGCCGCGTCTTTGTAGAGCGAGCGAAGCCAACGACTCACGAACAGGAAGGCCTGCCCAAGGCGGCTATCCTCCTTGGCGGGAGGGTTGCCTTGGCGCAGATACGCCTCGAACCCACGGGCGAACTTCTCGTGGGCATCCGCCATGGCCCTCTTGTCAAGCGCCTGCCATGCCGCGATCTTCTCGCCGACCGGCTTTCCCTTGAGATCAGGCACGGCAAAGTCGAGCACGTCGGAGACGAGGTCGAGCAGTTTCTGCTCCTGAGTCGACGCCTTGCGCTTGTTCGTTGCTGCGGCGGCAAGCGCTGCGGAGGCGCGCGCCACCATCGTGTCGAGCCAGTAATGCGCGGACTCGTGGAGGAATGTCGAGGCGTTGGATGCCTGAAAGAGTCGAATGATGGACTGCGTGCGGGTATGCGTATTCGGGTCGAGAACGCCCTGCGCATACTCGCCGCGCGTCACCACCTTGCCTCGCTTCTTTCCTTCGCGTTTCTTGCCTTCCGCTTTCTTTCCGTCAGGCGCGGGAGCCGCTTCGCCCTCCGCCTTCTCGCCGCCGTCGTCATCCTGATGGAGCGTCTCGCCCTGCGGGGCTTCGGCCCGCTCGATGACCAACGGGTTGGCCGCTAGGAGCTCAGCAGGCGTCATGCCGGAAATGTCGGCCAAGTTTTCGAGAATGGACGCTTCGATCGCCATCTGGGCGTTGATCGTCTCGTCGTTCTGCCCCGCGGCTTTGAGCTGTGCGCGAATCGGGTCGAGCGCCGCACGCACCGCCGCTCTCGACTCTTGCCTGTCCTTCTCATAGGCGACCTGTCGGGAGACGAGCTCACGCACCTTCTCCTCAAGACCGGGCGCGAAGTTCTTCTCGAAGAGCTGTGCCTCCTCAAGCGACATGGCGTCGTCGCCGAAGCGACCCTTGCGCACGATCTCCTTCGCAAGCTCGGGATTGGCAGACGCCACTTTCAGAAGCTCCGCCATCGTGAGCTTGATGTCGCCGCCCGTGAGCTCCGCCTCCTCCCAAGCCTGCGCAACGTCGGGCACGGCCTCGACGACTTCCTGCTTGAAGGTGCGAACGTCCTCAGGGTTGACGGTGACGCTCTCGCCGGGCGTGCCTTCCACGGCCTTCTGGGCCTGCTCCGCAAAAGCCTCGGGGGCTTGCTTCGCGAACTCGGACTGCGCCTGCGCGTCGATCATGCGCTCCGCCGTGTCGGCGCTCTTGACGGCACGAGCCGCGGCAATGCGCTCCGTCGTCGCCTGACGGATGATGTTGGAGCGCATCGCCATGATGTCTGCCGGAGCCGTGGTTGCGCCACTGAAGGCTTCGAGAAGGATGTCCGCGACGGATGCGTCCTCGCCGATAACCTTCGCGCCGAGGTACTCGCCCGCCGCTCCGCCCGCCGCGTCGAGCGTCGCGTGGGCAACCATGTCCTCCGCATGCGGGAGCCAAGGGGACGCCTTCGAGATCGCGCCCTTGAGCTGCGGATACTTCTGCGCAAAGCGCCCCGTGGCGTCAAGCACGCCTCTCGCTTGCATGAGACGGGATGCGGGTCGAATGGCAAACGACGCCATGCCGGCAGTCAGGCTGTCGAACGTCGCCACGGTGAGGCCTCGGGCAAGCGCCTTGGAGCCTACCTCCTGCATGAGTTCGGGATTGCTCAAGGCGGCACGAATCTGATCGTAGTCCGTCATGTCCACGCCGCTCTCCTGCAGGAGCTCCACCACCTTGCTTCCGTATTCGTTCTGGAAGGAGGAGTTGCCGATGATGCCGATGCCCGCAATGGGGCTAAACATCGAGGCGACGCTTGCACCCGCGTAGCTCTCCGCGCCCATGGCGAGGGACTGAAGCGCCACCATCACGCCGATATCGATCGGATGCTTCGCCATCTCTGCGAGAACCTCGCCCGCACCCTTCCCGTCGAGGCCCGCGACGACCTCATTCTGGGAAACCCGCCGAAGCTCGTCGGTCGCCGCCGCAAGCGCAATCGATGCCTCGTTCCGAAGTTGCTCGACTTCCAGCTTGCGTTGGAGGTCGCGCTTTCGCATCGTGTTGAGGAAAGGCGAATCGGCCTTTTGCGCCCACTTCGTCAGGAAAGAGGCGTCAAAGCCGCCCGTGGCGGAGTCGTCCTCCGCCCCAACGTCGTAAGCCGAGAGCGGATCGACATCCTCCGCGGAAGGCATGACGGCTTGGCCCGCCGCCTCGTTCTGGGCCTTCTGCGCACGACCCTGCTCCCACGAAGCCGCAAGCTTCCCGAAAACCGTGAGACGCTCCCACTCCTCGGGCTTGCCGTAGAGGAGACGCGAGAAGACGGCATCCGCCATCAGGTTTCGCGTGAACGGATCCTGCGCGGACTCAATCGCCATGGAGGCGGCGTAGCGGCGGTTCAAGTCCTCCATCGTGTCGACCGTGGTCGGCATGGGCTCCCCAAACCCCTGGGCAAGACGGTAGCCGCGTGCGGCCTGCTCGGGCGTAAGCGCGCCCGCAGTCGTCATGCTCTGCACCGCCGCATCCGTCTCGGCGGCTTCGGTGAATGCCTTTACGGCGTCCTTGTAGTCAGTCATACCTTCGTACCTTAGTAGTTGTAGTCGTTGATGGCCGCATCATTGAGGTCTCGCGGCACACTCTCAGCAGAAGACCCTGTGGTTGGAGCCTCGATGCCGTAGGCCCTCAAGCGCTCGAAGTCGCCCTGCTGCTTCATGGCGTAAATGAAGAACACGGATCGGGCGTCTGGCGTGCGGCCGCCGTTCGCCGCTCTGTAGTCCTGCACGATCTGCATCCTGTCCGCGGCGGGCACGGCATCCTCCGGCACGTACGCGGTGGGGTTGTAGATGTACTTGTGGTACAGGTAGAGGATGCGCGGATCGTCCTTCTTGAACACGTCGGCCTCCAAGCCTTGGCACTTCGCCAAGGCCGAGACGAGCGTGGGGTTGATGTCTGAAGGCTTCATGGCCGCGAGCGGGCTCTTGCCTCCCGTCGTCAGACTGAAGAACGCATTCGAGTGCGTGCGCTGCACGGAACCCAGCGCCTTCTCGATGGTGGAGTCGTAGTCCTCCTGAGTGAGCGGATTCTTCGCGCCGCGAAGCTTCGCAGACGGTCGCATCGCATCGATGCCGATCTGGATGAGAGCCGCCTTGCGAAGCCGCCCTTCGTCGGACGTAAGGTCCAAGTTGTTGATCACGGCAAACCGCTCCACGGCGTTTCGTACGTTGTCGAGCTTCACGTCGCCGCTCGCGGGGCCGCCGGTACCGAGGATGGCTCGCCTTGCGTTGTCGAGCATGCCCCAGTCCTGCGGCGAAAGGTCGGCCTTGAGAAGCGCGAAATCCGTCTCGCCCATGCCTGCAAGCCTCTGCGTGTTCTCCATGAGTTCCATGAAGAGCACCGTGTCGGACGCCTCGACCTTCGAGAGGTAGTTGTGGCGCAGACGATCAAGCTGGGATCTCTGCGTGGGTGAGAGCGCCGAGAGGTCAACGCCCACCAAGCCCACGTCCCCGTTGTCCATGCGGCGGATCACCTCATGCACGGCGGCGGAGGACTTCACATCGCGCATCTGCTCCGTCTTCTGCATGTCGGATGCGATCTGCACGGCGATCTTGCCGATAAGCTCCTCGGATGCGCCCTTCGGGGCCAAGCGCCTCGCCATGGCGTAAACCTCGCCCGTCGTCGCATGCGTGGCCGATCCGTAGTTGTCCTTGTAGTAACTGCGGGCTTTCGTCAAGCGCCCCTTCTCGGCGGGCGTCATGAAGTCTTCGAGGTTCGCGGGAGAGACTTTGTCCTTCCCATACTTCTGCTCGGCGGCTTCCTGAGCCTTATTCAGGCTATCAGAACTGCCGAACGAAAGCGCGATCATGGCTCCGTCCTCACCGCCGAATTGGGTAATGGCAGAGTTGATGGCATCCTGCCAGCGCTGGACCTTATGCTCTTCGTCATCAGGCAAGCCCGAATCGCCCGTGAAGCGGTTCACCATATCGAGGGTCGGCGACAGAGCCTTCCCGATAAGAGCCGTAGACGTCTTCTCAGCCTGCAGCATGCCTGCGCCCATATCGCCACGCGTCTTCACGACGTGAGCTTCGACGGCATCGTTAACCTTCTTGCGCATGCCGACGAGGAGATTTGCGTCCATGCCACCCACAGCCAAGCCTGCCTGCAAAGCCGAGGCCGCCCCATACGGATTTTCCTGCGCAATAAGCGTGTCGATGCGAGCCTCCAGTGCCTTGGAGTAGGCGACCTGTGCCTGACGCTTGACTGCGTACAGGATGTCCGGACTCTTGATGTCTGCGCCGTTCTTGCCTGCAAGGCTCAGGTAGTTGTCGTAGATCTGAGCGTACCCGCCACGGAGGTTCAGACCGTGAGAGACTTGGTCGGCCGCGACGTTCGCAGCAGTCTTGACGGCGTTGATTTCAGCGTTGCGGTACTCCGCGCCTTCATGCGTGTAGAGCTGGCCGATGAAGCCGCGGCGAGTGCCTGCGATCTTCTCCTCCGCGAGCTTGCGCGTCTCGGGATCAAGCCCGCTGAGAAGCTCACGGGAGATCTTGTCAAGGCCGCCCGTGTGGTACTCGGTGTAGGACTTCCCGTCCACGCCGTCGGTGACTTGAGTCTCCTTCTGGAGAAGAGCGCCTTTCTCGCCCACGAGGTACTCCATGCCGCGGATGTAGTAGTCGTTGGCAACTTGGAGCGCTCGCGCATCACGAGCCTTGTTCGCCTCTTCGAGCTGGTGCGCCGCGATCATGCGGGAGCCCGTGCGGAGCTTCTCCAGTGCGCCTTGGCCGTACTTGGTGAACGAGAGGTCGACATCGGGCGCACGTGCGCTTACGGCGTTCGCACCCTCCGCAGTCGGGAGCGTCAGAAGACCGGGTGAATCAGGTACAGCAGGCATTTAGATCCCCTTATCCTTGAACTTGTATTTCGTGTAGAGGTACTCGTTGGCGGCTGTGCCCACGCCCGTGGCGAAGGCGTCGACCGAGCCGCCCCAAGACGTGGCCGCGCCGCTGTGAGCGAGGCTGTTCGCCGTCAGGCTGTAGGAGAGCGACTGGGTGCGCAAGCCCCTCGCCTGACGCTGTCCGTTGAGACGCTCTTCCTCCATCGAGCGGTGCTTGTCGATGTCGGTTGTCGTCGTCACTTCGGCAGCGGAGCCGACGCCAAGCATGATGCCGTTGGCGGCCATTGCCGCCTTCTGGCTCGACTTGGTCTTCTCGTACTTCTCCGAGAGCACGCCAATGCGGAAGTTGCTCACCATGAGCGCGGACTGTGCGGCTCGCTCCGCCTGCCGAGAGTTGTAATCGGCAAGCTCCTTCTGCATCTGGAGCCGAATCTTCTGCACGGAGTTCGCGTAGTAGGACGAGAATGCTCCGCCAACGGCCTGAGCGGCACCCGCCACTACGCCGCCATACTGTGCATTCTGGTCAAGCCAGCTGGAGAAACTCTGAGAGCTTGAGGCAGAATCCGCCGACAGGCTTGTCACGCTTTCAAGCTGCAGAGACCTGTCGGGAGAATAGAGTTCGTAGCCCACTTTTAACCTCCAATTTCCACTTCGGCGGAATGGTATACGAGGGTGAACGGCAGAGGCTCAGCCTGCCGAATGCACACTGTTCCGTCCGCCTGCCACGTGCCGACGACGCCAAGGTCGATCTCACCCGTGTAGAGCTCCGGCGGAAGGCCGATCGCCTCACGCCTGCGGGGCTTCACAGCCTTCATGTTCTCCTCGTCGGGTCCCGCCTCAATGCCGCTCGTCTGATAGACGCGCATCATGACCTTGTTGACGTTCTTGACGTGCCCTCTGCCCAGCGAGCCGTCCTGCGCTTGGAGCGTGACGGGGAGCGTCTTGATCACCGTCTCATAGGAGAGGCCGATCCAAGCCCTCGTGATGGGAACGGGGAGCGTGACTTGGCCGTTCCTGACCGTCAGTCCTCTGTAGACTGCGCCATCAGCGACGGCCACAACGGGCATGCCTTCGAGCCATGTCAAGCCAGAGATCGTCTTCGACGGCTCCGCAAGATTCGCTCTGCCCGCGCAGTCGAGGTAGCCCCCGTCGCGATCGTCCTCGCGGAGCGCCTGACGCTCGATGTAGCGGGTTTCCCTGCCGTTGATCGTGCGCTTCACGATGGCATAGAGGTAGTCCTCCTTGCCCTCCTGAACGACGGAGACGGACTCGAAGCGCCCCTGCGTCTGGTACTGGAACCATGCGCCGATCTTTTGCTCGGGAACGTAGCAAAGGCCGAGAAGGACGCCGTCCGTTCGCGTGCACCACAGATACGGATCAGGCGACTTGGTAAGCGCCATCTGCGTCACGACGTTGTCCTGCGAGAAGAGGTGCGGCGCACGGATGCTGATGTCGCCCGTGATGTAGCCGCCTGCCGTGTAGTCGTAGGAGAGCTCGCGAACGTGGCCGCCTCGCGCCGCCGCGTAGAGCAGGTTCGTGTTGATCACCTGCGGCTGTACGCTAGACGCGCCGATGTACGACTGCGGGCGAACCGAAATCGAGGACGGCGTGATGGCGTCCGAGTTCAGAGGGGAGACTCGCCACTCTGCGGCAGAGGTCAGCATGATCAGCTGTTGCAATGCCACCACGTGCTGAATCTGGTTAAGCTCTCGCGAGGCCACGGCGAAGGAGATTCGGTCCGTGTCCTGAAGCGGCAAGTGGTACGTCATGTTCGACTCAGTACCCGTGGCCGTCATCCAAATCTGCTGAGGACGGAGACGAGTGCCTGCGAAGATGCGGCGCTGTTCGAAGTAGCCGACGGCGGCGGGATAGTCTCCTGCGTCGGAGAGGCTTGCGCGGAAAGAAGCCCCGCTGCCCGACTTCGACACGACACGGATTGTCGGGTTGGTGTAGCCGATGCCCGGATAGACCACGGTTACGCTGGTGATGACGCCGTTCACGATGACGGGCTTGAGAACCGCACCGTAGCCCGTCGGGTCCTCAACCACGATCTCTGGCACGTCGTAGGCCGTCGTCAGAGGGAACGTGTATGTCCACTTAAGCTCACCTTTTCTCCCGTGGCAGTTGATTGCTAGTTTGGGGTCCGAGTACCCAACACCGCCTGACTTCAAGACAATGCCCGTGATGCAGAACATAGGACCAAAGTTGTCCTCCAAGTCGTCGGCCTGCCCCGTGAGGATCTGAAAGTCCGCGCCCGAGCCGTAGCCACCCGGATCCACCACCTGCCAGTAAACATTGGCCGCGCTCTGAGCGCTTTTGGGCAGGCCTAGTGGGCGCGGGTACTCCGTGGAGTCGCCCGCCCAGCGCATGGTGCACGTGTTCACGTAGCCCGTGATGTATTTCGACGTGCCGTAGCCCGAGCCGCCGTTAAGGACGGCAACGGACGTGATGCCTTTCGCCACCTTGAAAACGTCATCGATGTAAGGCGGAGTCGTGCCCGTCTCGGGAGCGACGTTATCGTCCACGATGGACAAGTCTCGCGTCTCGCCGATGTAGCCGTACAGGCCGCCCTGATATTTGTAGACGCGGTAGTACATCGCGCCGGGGACGCCGTTCCACGAGATCTGAACCGTCGTGCCCGTGGCATAGAGGTTCGCAACGACGCTCGCTTCGGAGGAGCGGATGCTCTCCTGAGTGCGATCCTCGTTGAGCGCGGTGACGACATAGCGCTGCGTGTACTTGTCCGCGTTGTCATCGTTGGCCGCCGCAGTCCTTCGCGTCGCGCCTACACCCGTGGGAGCGGCAAGCGTCGAAGTCAGCACCACGCCGACAAGACGCCAGTCCGTCATCGAGTAGCGGCGGAGTTCCTGCGGCGCGTATCGCGGATGAACGAACGTCATGATGTCCGCGTTCTGCGTGTAGTGGAGCGCGTAAAGGTCGCCCTCCTCCCACGGCGTCCGGATCTCGTAAGGCGAGGAGCCGTCCGCCGTCATCAGCGTCTGGCCGAGCGTGTGGAATCGGGCGTAATGGTCGCCAAGCTCGACGATCATCGTCTGGTCGGCGGAGTATGCGAACGGGATGAGGAGCGTCTTCCTACCCGGATACTTCACCTCGCGCACGAACTGGAAGCCCGAACGGTTCTTCACAGGGCCTTGCGGCGTGACAATCGCGTTCTTGCACAGACGCAGGCCAGCCGCGTACTTTGAATCATCCACGCGCCCCACCATCAGCTCGCCAAGCTCGCCCGAGTTGTACGACGTCTGCGTAAATCTTACTGCCATGGTTAACCTCCTAAAAACGCCATCCAAGCGGCAAGCTCTTCACGAATGGCAAACGACGCGAAGTACAGGCAACCGACGGCACTGATCACCGCCGCGCCTATCGCAATCGACCAAGCAATCACTTTGCCCGTAAGACTCGAATCTCCGTCCTTCATCACGATCCTCAATTTCCTTTTCAACGGATTAAGACTTCTGGGTTTTTGCCGACCCACTCAAACAGAGCGACCAGCGCATCGGATAGCGCTACCACCGCAGGCAGTAGGATCACGAAGACGGCGATAAACATCGCCCACAGAATCAGCTTCCGAATGTTCATTTCCCCCTACGACTCCCTGTCGTAGAAGTACGGGACACGACGCTCGTAGTTGAGCGTCCGCCTCTGGTTCACGTCAGCCGTAATCGCCTGACGCTCGGCAAGGTTCGCCTGCTGGAGGAGCTTCACGCCTACGGTCTGCCCCTGCTCGCCCTTGACGATCGGCCCCGCAAGCGTCGCGGCAAGATGCCACGCGAGGGCATCCGTGAAGCCCGCAGAGAAAATGTCCGTGTTGCGGACACGTCGCACGTACTTCAAGATCGGCTTCTCGATCTCCGTCTGAATGACGTTCACGTCGCCTGCGTTCTCAACCACCCAGCGGGCTTCGAGACCGTCTTCCTCAGAACCTTCGGCAGGAAGCACGGAGAGGATCCGGATGCAGTCCGACGGAACGGCGTAGCGCTTGCCAAGGCCGATGACTTCGCCCGCAATCTCAGGGACGCGAACGCGAGTCGTGGCGAAGTTCCATGCGTGGCGCTCAAGGAGCGCATCGCGCACGATGGGATAGCAGTCCCTCGCGACTTCGGCGTAGGCGGAGTCCTCGCACGTGTCAATAAGACCGACGGATTGGCCCAGCCGTCGGAGAGCCAAGTTGCAGATGTCCTTTTCAGAAGCCATATGTCCTCGCAATAAAAAAGGCGGCAGCCCGAATCGGAACTGCCGCCAAGGCTGCGACTGTATCTAGTACGTCAGGTTAGGCCGTGGCCGTGGCCTTGCCCGTGCCACCGTTGACGACCGGCAGGATGCCCTTCACCTGAGAGGTGAGGTCAATCTTCGCGGCGTCTTCGTCAGGCTCGCCGATCTCGACCTCGTCGCGGAAGAGACCCGCGTTGACGTCAAAGTTGTCGGCAATTGCGATCGTGCCCGTGAAGGCCGACACCGCGCCGGTAACCGTCGTCGTCACACGAACGTAGCGACGGTGGCTGGTCGGGAACTTGAGGGCAACGTCCTGCGTGAGACCCGCCACCTTCATGGCACCCGTGGAAAGGATCGTCGCAAAGGACGTACCGTCGTCGGAGTCCTGAAGGTTAACCGTAACCGTTCCCGTGCCCACGCCGTCGTCGCCCGGATAGAGGACGAGGAAAAGCGGGGTACACATGCCGAGGTCAGGATTCTTCTGGCCAAGGTCAATGGCGGCGGAGGTGAAGGAAGCCTTGAGGTCGGCGTTCTTCGCAAAGATGAGTTCAGCATCAAGGATCATGACTTTTCTCCTTAAGCGATCGCGGTCTTGTAGGACGGCAGAACGATGTTGTCGACCTTGTGAACGGCAATGCCGTCCCAGTTGAGAACGCGCTTGCCAGCGACTTCTTCCCACGTGAGGTTCACGTTTTCCGTGCCGTTGATCTGGAGGCGCAGAGCGGCGCGCATCCTCTGGGACATGTAAATGCCGCAACCCGGAAGAACGTCGTTCGGGAGGCCTTCCGTGGCCATGATGAGGGCATTGATGATGTCGTAGCCGGAGCGACCGTTAAGGGCCCTCGTCAGCGGGACATTACAGATGCGGACAACCTGAGCCGGGTCGGGAATGGCGAGACCGAGGTCCCACGAGTACCACGTGCGGTCGGCCTTGAACACGCGATTCTTGGCGTCGCGAACGTCGACATTCGACTCGAAGCGGGAGCTGAGGCCGGCAATGCCGCCTTCCGGATAGATGAGGTGACAGGTGTTTTCGCCCCAGTTGATGAGGAAGATGTCCTGCAGTTCGCCGTCAGAAGCAGTGCCGCCAGCGTTGATAACGTTCGTGCCGTTGATCTTGCTGTAGCGAGCGCAGAGACCGTCGAACTCGTTGATGTCGCGCTTCTTGGAGCCTTGGAAGATTCGTTCGGCGACGGAGTGCGTCAGGCCGCGAACGAAGATCTGATCCTGCGTGGCGCGCCACTTGGCAGAGTTCTTGTTCATCTTAACGATCTTGACGTCAATCTCGTTATACGTCTCGGTCATGCAGGTCGTGTCCTTCACGACGCGGGTGCCGGCCTTTTCAGCCGTCACGCCTTCGTTGAAGCCGCGGGTCTGGCCCTTCGGGTACTTGGAAACGACCTGAGTAAGATGCTCGTTGCCAGCGTTGCACTTGATGAGCGGAGCCGACTTGAAGAGCGGTTCCGTATCCTCAATGGTCTGGATGAGCTTCATGTCCGCTTCGGAAGCGCGAAGCTCCTGCGCATAGTCCGCAAGCGTATAGCGATTTTCGGTAGACATTAGTTTTCTCCGTTATGGATTCATGCCTTTGTAAAAACCTTGCAGACCGCGCCCGTCCGCACTCTCCTTCGTGCCTCGGCTCGTGACGATTCGCCCTTCGCCTAGGATCTTGGAAAGACCGTAAAAATGGCGGATAACTTCGGGATGAGAATCAAGGCCGGAAGCCTTGAGCACTTCGCGAAGCCCTTCGCTCGTCGTGTCGCGATAGACACGATGTACCGCCTTCATGTTGGATGCGAAGTTAGCGCCGCCGTACTCCTTGTCAGCCTTCGCCTGCTCCGCCCATACGGCACGGTTGCGGGTAATGCTGGCGGCAAGCATCGGCTCCATCTTGGAGACGATCTTCTGTGCGGCGTCGTTGGAAAGGTTCAGCTCCTTCGCCACTTCGGCGAAAGCCTTCATGGATTCCTCGTCCATGTGCACCGAGGATTCCGTCGGCTGGAAGGTGTAGTCGCCTTCGGGAGCACCGAGCGTTGCCGAAGCGCTCTCGTCTTCTTCGTCCTCGTCGGTCTGGGAAAGGAGGCCGCCCTCATCTTTCGGGGCAGTCTCTTCTTGTTTGGCTCCACCGCCGGCTTCGTCAGGGATTTGAGCGCGTGCACCCTGATCGTTGCCGGCGGCGGAAGATTGTTCTTTCGCGGAAGCCTGCGACTGTGCGCTGCCACCCTCGGCGGGTTCAGTCGTCGGTGTTGCTTCCTGCGGGTTGTTCTGTTCCATGGTGTGCTCCGTTTTGGTGGACGATCTCGGCACAGAGTCCTGCATCCGCTTCACCCATCTCGGCGAGGAGCCAAAGGCCAACTCGCCTCATGCCTTCTCGAAAGGCTGTTTCATGAGAATCCCCTCGGGTGTAGCTCAAGCCGTAAAGGCGAGTCGCACCGAGGATTCGACGAAGCACACGCGCTCCTTCGCGAGACCGCATCATGAAGCAAAGATCCGAGATTTCACGCAGACGAGCGGACTCATCGGGCTTCTTCCCGATGATCTCCCGCTCGAAAGCGTCGAAAAACTCAAGATCTTGTGCTTCAGACATGGTTCATATACTACATATGGGAGTATGGGTTTGTGTTAGTACCCTTGATTTTGCGTAATCGTTCCCACCTGATCCATCTGCGGATTGAGCCCTTGGAGGTTCTTCGCCACCTCGGACATCTGCATCGCCTGCGCCATCTGAGCCTGCTGGGCCTGCGCCTGCTGTCGTGCGGCGCGAAGCTCCTCGACCGCTTCGGGAGAGCGCATGATGTCGGGGTCGATGCCCGAGGACAGACCGCGCTTCTGCATGAGCTTGTCGAGATCGAGGTTGTCGATGATGGACTGATCAAAGTTGGCAATCGAGAAGGCCGTCGACAGATACCTGTCCTCAGCCGTGATGCCAGCCGCACGAAGAGCCTGCACAAGAATCGACTCGAACGTCACCGTCACGCCTACCATGCCCTCAGGCATCGGCGGCATGCTGTCCGCACGCTCAAGGCAGTACATGCCCATTTCGATAAGCGGTCGGAGAAGCTCGGAATTGAGTCGCTGTAGCACAGGCCCCAGAAGGCTCATGCGCTCCTGCGCCACCTGATCGACCTCGTAGGCCGTTCGATTGGTGCGAGGCGTCGACATGATGGCCGCAAAGAGATCCTTGTAGAAGTACGACTCGATCTTCTTTCGCTTCTCCTGAAGGGAAAGGCTCAAGTGCTGGAGGTTGATGCTTACCTGCTTCGCGGGGAACGCCTGCTGCGGAGTGCCACCGTCGGCGTAGAAGCTGATGCCGCCCGGCGCGAAGTCAAGCTGATGGTTCTCCATCGAGGCGGGATAAATCATCGCGGGATTCGTCAGCTCGTTGATGCCCTCGGACTCGCGCTTGGTGCAGACCTGCAGGCTCATCACCTCGCGAAGTGCCTTCATGCCCGGAGACGTGCCGTAGGCCGAGCCGCCGTGGATCTGCCATCGCGGGCAGAGCGCAGGGAACGAGCGGAAGCCTTCTTCGAGAAGAACGTCCGTGTCCTCGTTCTCGGCATACGACTCCTCGAAGTACACGGAGGCGTACTTCATGTTCCGGTTGTCGCGCTTCTTCGGGTCGTAGTTCTCGCGGGGGTAGACCGCATGGATGATCTGGAAGACCTTGTAGCGGTTGTTCTCCGAAGCGTAGGCGTCGCGGACGGCCTTCGAGCAAACGCTCTCGCCGAACTCCTCCACGATCTGCTCCGCCGTCATCGCAATGCGGCGGAAGACGGTGGAGACGCGATTCTCATAGTCCTCAGCCACCCAGTATTCGCCGATAGTCATCGGGAAGATGTGGATGCCCTCGGTTTCCGACGGACGCACAATGGCACAGGCCGTGCCGAACACGGCCATTTCCTCGTAGATCTGGATGAGCGCAGGGTAGACGTTCGACGAAAGGAACATCTTCTGGAGACGATCCGTCACGTCGGCAAGCCAAGTGCGGTTCTGATAATCCTCGTCAAGCTCGGGATCGCCCGTCGTCAGGCGGAACCAAGGGCGGGCAGGCGACGTGATGCCTGCCAAAAGCCCTGCGGCCAGTGCCCCTGCGGCGTCCGTCGCCGTGGCGTCGAACACGAACTTCCAGCGGTCGTCCATGAGCGCGTTGTCGCTCGCCTCGAAGCGGCCTGAGTCGGGAAGGATGTAGCGCGCAAGTCTGCGGTAGCGAGCCTCGAAAGGCGAACGATGATCCCGCAGCTCCTTGAACCTTGCGCGCAGTTTCTTGATGTCTGCGGGCATGGCGTCGGCTCCTTATCGACCGAGAAGGCCGCCGCCTGCGGCGGACAGAATGCCCGTGCCGCCGAAGCCGCCCGTCAGGTTGGCACCGCCAAAGCCGCCCGTGTTCTGCTGGAGAAGCGCACCCACGTCGGCGCTCTTCTGGTTCCTGCGGTTTTCATCCTGCTGGCGTAGGGCTTCCTGCTGTGCGAGGGCTTCGCGCTGTTCGGCCTGCGCGGATCGGGCCTGCTTGCGGGACTCGTGCCCTTGGTATGCGCTGTTGGCCGCATTCGCTACTGCCGATACCGCCATGACTGCCGCTGCGTAACTCATCGTTGACTCTCCGATAACTTGAGGAGCCGGTCGGGACGGAATACCGCCTCGGCCTCGACCTCCTCCTGCGTCTTCGCATTGGTGGCGAAGATCGCGGTGAAAACTGTATCTGCGAAAGTTCTTACGATGCTTTGACGCATCGGCGCTCCTGTCAGAACCTTATACCCCGTAATTCTAAAGGTATTCTCCCCGTCGGAGAAAGCCGCGTCTCCCGAGACGATCAGCACCGTCGGAATCCGCAGGCACTCGGAAACAAAGTATTTGTCCTTCGGGACGCGCAGGGTGCGGACGTAGCACCCCGCATGAAAGAGGTGCTCAAGCTCGCACCCCTCCCCGTCGTCTCCGCCGTTGGCCTTCATCCAGTCGGCCACCTCGTCCAAGCGGGCTCGAAGCTCGGGCGCTACGCCCTCGATGCGGTTTGCGAGCATGGCGTCCTCACATCACGAAGATCGAGTTGGCCTGCGTCATGCCGAGCGCGAAGCACAGCTTCTCCAGCTGGGAGCCTCGCGGAGCACTCACGAGAAGCCTGTCGGCTCCGCCGTCTTGAGCGACGGCCTTCGCACGGCGGATAAGGCGCATGCCGGAGAAGCCCTTGCGAGCGGGCTTCGAGAGGAAAAGCGTGTCGAGCGACGCCGTCCTCACCGACTTGTGAAGCGACTCGGAGAAGATGATTGCCGCGAACCCTACGAGCTTGCCGTTCTCGTAGCAGGCAAGCACCTTGAGAGCGCCAGCCTCTTCGAGCTTCTCGTAGGTCGCCCAATCCACCTTCCCTTCCTTGAAGCCTTCGGTCGCACACTCGACCGTGTACTCGTCCTCAAGAAGCGGGAAGGAAGGGTCGTAGGCAATGGCTCGGACGGAAGAACGTTCAATCTGCATTTTCAAACTCCGCGTAAGGGTCGCGCTCCTGCTGACGACGATAAAAGGATCGGAAGGGGTTCTGGTAGGCGTCGGGGGTGAAGTCCGCGTTCGCGTCGTAGAAGGTCAAGGCCAAGGCGTCCGCATGGTCGGGAGAGCAACCGATACGGTCCTTCAAGTCCTTCTTGCGCTCAAGAAGCATCTGCTGTCGGTCGTTGTAGAAATACTCGGGTGCGGACAACTCCTGCTTCAGGTCCTTGTTGTTCGGAATCACGCCGCCTTCAACGACTAGCCAAGACTTCATGCGCCCCCACATCTCGACTCGACGGTTGGCGTAGAGCGTTCTGTTCGACGCACCCGAGCCAAAGTCGACAGGGGTGTAGCGGACACGCGGGTCGTTGTACTCGTAGCGAAGGAAGTCCCAGACTGCTGCACCGACACCCGCTCGGTCGAAGTAGACGCGGACTTCCTGAAACTTCAGGCAGTCGAGAAGGTAGTTGCAATGCGCAACGAGAGCCTCGCCGACCATGCGCCCGTCGAGCTTGCGAAGCTCCTTCATCGGGATCGAGACCGCGTCTCGACCGACTCGCGTCACCATCACGCTGGCGTCGTCGCCGAAGCGGGCAATGTCGAGGCCGATGATGGCTCGCTTCATGTTGTTGCCTTCAAGCCCCGGGGCAGGCTTGAGCGTTGCCGCCTCGACTGCCGCCGACGGGATGAACTGCGTCGAGGCGTTGCCGGGGAACTCCCCGCGGACACGGATCTTGAAGAAGTCCGAATCCTCGCCGAAGGCCTCCGCCCATTCCTGAATCGTCTTCTTGTTGGTCAATGGTGCCTCGCGGCTGTCGACCTTGAAGCGAGTCCAGCGGGCAGCGTCCCTGTGGAAGCAGTCGTAGAAGGCACCCGAGTTCTTGGTCGGGTTTCCGAAAACGAAAATGAAAGGCTCGCCGTCAGTGAGGCCGCCTTCCGCCACTTCCCAAATTTTGTCTGGGACGCCGCTGGCTTCGTCGAAAAAATACAGTGACGAGGACGATGCCGAGTGCTGGCCTGCGAAGGCTTCCGAGTTCTCCTCGCGGCAGGTCTGGATGTCGATTCGCCACGTTTCGGGAGACTCCTTCGCCGCGACGGAGCGGGCTTGGATCTCGAACATGTCGCCTACCAAGGAACGCTTGATCCACTTCTTGATTTCCGCGAAGGTCTTCGTCTCCAGCTGGAGGGCCGTCGTTGCCGTCACAACGCCCTTGGCATGCGGACGAGTAGCCAGTAGCCACGTCACTAGCATTGCCGTTAGGGCCGATTTTCCCGCCCCGTGCCCTGATGTCACGGCTACACGGACAGGCTCGACCGTGTGCCGACCGTCGAAGTCGTGCTCCCGAACCTGACGCCCTACCTCATCGAGAAGCTCGCAGGCCCATTTGGCAGGACCGTACTTGCATCCGGGGTACTTGGACGCCCACGGCTCGGGGAGTTCGACGAGAGAGAACTCGGGGCTTTCGCCCCAAGGGAATGCCCAGAGGACGAAGCGGAGCGGGTCATAGAACCCTCGCGCAAGCTCCTCGACTCGCTCCTCGTCTCTTTCTTTTTTCGTTGTCATGCTGCCTCCTTATGCAGTTGCGCCCTTGACGGGGCGCTCTACGCCGTTCGTGTCCGCCACTTCCTCGAAGCCCAGATCGTCGGCGCTCGTGCGAAGGCAGAAGTTGCGACAGGCGCGGCTACGATCGGACATGTAAATGTCAAACCCGAGCGTGGACTTCAAAGTGGTGCCGAACGTACGGATGGACTTCACCATGTCGCCGCATGCGTTGTCCTTGGCGAACGCCTGCCAGCTCTTCCATAACGCCTGCAAGGAGCGAAGCGAAATGTCGACTCGCTCGCCTTCACGAATCGGGCGGCAGTTTTCCGAATACCACTGGCCGAGATAGTCGGAGCGGTCGCGGAACTGCGCCAGCTGTTCGCGCATGATCTTCGGCGAGGAAAGCCCTTCCTTGCGGTAGAGCTTCGCGCCTTCAATCGCCCAGTTGAGAATGCCCGGCAATTCGCTTTCGAGAACGGCCTTCAAGTCCTTGTCCGCCCCCTTCTGTCCTGCCTCTGGGTCCATGTTGAACTTCGCGTTGAACGGAATGATGCGGATGCGGCGGTAGATGGCGTCGGAGCGGTCAAGCACGGTCGGCATGTGGTTCGTCGCCATGATCGTGAGCCACGTCGACTTGAACTCGATGGCGGACTGGTAGAGGTCGCGGGCCACGATCTTGTCTTCGCCGCCCGTCAGGACCTTCACTTCGGACTCGCGCAAGCGGTCGCCTTCTTCCGATTCAGAGCACACGACGAGACGTGCACCGCGAAGGACTGCAAGGTCGGAGCGAGTGCCGCCCGCATGCTCGTAAGACTTGCCTGCCGAAACGAGCGTGAGCTTCGAGGCCGTGCGAGAGAGCGCACCGAAGAGCTTCGCCAGAATGCCGAGGCACAGCGATTTACCGTTGCCGCCGCCACCGACGAAGAACGTGAGAATGCCCTCTCGCGGGTCGCCGAAGGCCGCATAGCCCACGAGCTTCTGCATGTAGCGGGAAAGCTCCTTGTCGCCGCACATCCACTGGTCGACGGCCTGCTCCCAGCGAGGGCACTTCGCGCCGGGGACGAAGGCGACGGATGAGTGCTTGTGGATGCGCTCGCTTGCCTTCGGCGGCATGAACGCGCCCGTCAGAAGGTCAACGGAGCCGTTGGCAGTCGGGAAGCGGTTCGGCACGGCGTCGAACTCGTCGACACGAGCCATGAGGTGCGGCGAGGCCGCAAGGAACTCGGAGACGATGGAAGCCGCATAGCGCGGATTGCCGCAGAGCTTGATCTGCTCCTGCGCCCACGGGTTCTTCTCGCGCTTCTTCGGGTCGACGTCCTGATGCGCGTCGTCCCACTTCCTTGCTCGGATGCGAGCGTACTCGATGGCGAACTGACGGAAGAAGTCCGTCATGCTGGTGCGGGGCGCTGCATCCCCTGCGTTGTAGAGCGCGGGGCCTTCGCCCTCCTTCACCCAATGGACGCCGTTGAAGATGAGCCACGACTGGGCGTCGGTCAGCCAGCGAACACGCTCGCCAAGGCGAACGATGAAGGCGGCGGCAAGGCCTGCGGCATTCGGGTCGATGCTCTGCGCCTCGATGTCCTGCATCTCGTGGAGCTTCTGGTAGATCGTGCGCATCGTGACGACCTCGCCCTTGGAGCGGCGGAAGGATTCGTACTTCGCCGTGATCTCATCGACGGTCGAGGCGTTCGGTGCATCCATCGAAAGGTTGATGAACGCCTGCAGGCCCTCCTCGGGACGGTCGCGGAACTCGTGCGAAAGCATTGCGCCGAGGCGCATCCATGAGTCGTAGGACACCACATCCCACTTCACCTTGCGCACCCAGCGCTCCGCCGTCTCTCGATCGATGCCGAGCGGGAGCTTGTCGGGGGTGAGAGCCGCGTCGAGCACGTCGGAACTCAAATGCGAGACGGGCGGCTTCGTCGCAGGCGTCACTCGCTCGTAGCCCTGAGTCTCCGCGACATCCTCGAACGCCTGCATGAGCTTCTCAATGTCCGCCTTTGTCAGGACAGGGAGATCGTCGGCGGGAGCCGCGACCAAGCCCTCCGTTCCGCAGAACGGATTGAGCGTGAGGGGGTAGTGGTACGGCTTGCCCGTGCCGGGGTGAATGGCGTAGGCGACAAACTGCTGGCCTTTGCCAAGAACCTCAAGTCGAGACTTGACGCCGTTCTTCACGAACCATGCGCCCGTCGCCTTCGTCCAGCCCTTCTCCTCGGCTCGGCAGACGAAGAGGAGCTTCGGCGCCTTGCCGACTCGCACGGGGGCGGCGGCCAAGGACGGAACAAGCGTGACGGCCAGCTCGTAGAACGCACGGGCAAAATCGGGGTCGCCCTCGATGTCGGCGTCCACGGCGCAAATGGGGTTGTCGCCCACGCCGCAGAGAATGCCCACACCCTCTTCTGGGACGTGCTGCGCGCACTCCTCTTTGGTGAGCGGATGATCCTGCCAGCCCTGACGAAGACAAGCCTTCGAGCCGGGGACGATCTCAACGACTTTGTAGCCCATGTCGATAAGCTCGGGGCCTTGAATGCGAATGGAATGTGTCATAGCCCAAGCTCCTTTCGTGCAGACTCTTCCTGAGCAACCTGCTCACGGCGGGTGTGGTACGCCTTAACGAGGCGCTCGGCGGCAGGGTTTCGAAATGGCAGGTGCTCCCCTGCCTTGCGCTTTCGCAGATGCAGGTAAAGCGTTGCTCGGGAAATGCCGCTAAGCCGAAGGATCTCCTCCTTCGAAATACCCGATGCAAGCAAGTAATCCAATGCCGTTTCAGGGGATATGTATGCCATAATGAGTGCTATGTTTAGTGCTAACAATTGGCGACTTGTAACGCATGTGCTAATTGACATACGAATGTTAGCACACTATCTCGAAGAAGGGAAAGCTATGCTGCGAACGACGCTAAGAGCTTTGATGAAAGAGCGAGGACTCTCTGTCAGAAAACTCGCACAAGCCGCGAGGGTCAGCCCCGCCACGGTTCAGAACATCCTCAACGGTACCAACACGGGCCGCCTGAGCACAGTCGTCGCTCTCTCCGATGCCATCGGGGTGCCTCAAGAGGTGCTGGTGCGGGAGTGGGAATTGGAAAAGGACGCCCCAGCCCGCGCCCTGCTGACTTCTTCCGACACAGGAGTAAGCATCACCAACACGGGAGACGGCGCTGTGGTTGCCTCCCCGGGTGCGCTCCATCTTGGGATGGTGGTCGATACAGTAGAAAAGATGAACCTCCGCAAGCGCTTGGAGAACGCGAGGAAAGAAGGGGCCCCCAACGCTTGGATGATGCCGCCGACGGCCTCCGACGCCGTGATTGCCGACTCTGACGCAATGGCCCCTACACTGCGCGACGGGGACGAGTTGCTTATCGGACCCGCAGAAGAAGCTCGAAGCGGGGACATCGTCATCGGTGTCAGGGAGGACGGCTCAAGCGCTCTCGTCCGGTTAGTGCGTGATGGCGACACCTTGTGGGGCACCGTCGAAAACCCCGATTGGCCCGGTGAGCGACAGTTCCGACTCGCCAGCGTCGCTCACAAGGTGCTCGGATTCAAGCGGATGTTCTAAGGAGGTAGTAAATGGCTTCGTACAGAAGAATTTTTCCGTCCTACAAATGGACTGACGCTTGGCTCGTCAACCAGATCGTCAACCTTCCCATCACCATCGGCAGGGAGAGCATCGGCTTTGCAAACGGGGTGCCGCCCGAAACGGTGAAATCAAGCGACGAGGCAATCGCTCGGTGGATCCGGAACTCGATGGACGGGTGCTCCTGCCTCATCGTGTTCGTTGGCGAAGAAACCTACCTCAGCCGGTGGGTCAAGTACGAAATGGAGCTGGCGGAAAAGTACAAGATGGGCCGCATCATGATCGACCTGACGGGAATGAGAAGGACAGACGGATCCGTCTGTCGAGGAGGCCCGGATCCGTTTCTTTGGCACGGCCTGCACCGTGGACTTCTGGACCCCGATTATTACGAGATCAAGCGGTACAGCTGGCTACCGTCAGGTCGTTTCTGGATCGGCAAGTGGCTAGAAGACGCCTACCAAAGAGCCGCCCATCTTCGCTAGAAGCAAGGCGGAGACAAGCACCGCGATCTGATAGATCCACATTGTGAAGTTGGTGAACATGATCCTGCCTACCGACTCCTCCTCGTAGCGCGAGAGGTTCATGCGCCACAGCTCAAGCACGGGGACGGATCCATCCACGATCGCATGGTGTTGGTGGCGGAAGAGCCGCTCAAGCCGAAGATACCGAGCGTCCGTCTCCCAGAGGGCGACAGTGACGACCAAATAGGCCAGAAGCGCCAGCAGGTTGTGGACGCTCGGATCGAATTTCAAAAACGCAATGGCGGCAGTCGTGACACCGACAAACAACGTCTTCGTTTTGGCCGAGTTGTCCGCCATGCGCTTGATGACTTCCTGCGTCATCTTCAAAAGCTCGATCTCCGGCGCGGAAAGCATCGTGTTTCTATCCCTAACAGTTCCCATTTTTTAGCTCCCAAAAGGTTTATTTCATGCTACAGCCCGCCGCTAAAGCGGGCAACTTTTTTTATTCAACCTCGTCCGCGTCGATGTCGTCGTCGCGGGACGCAAGCCGACGGCGGGCCGCTACGATGGCGCCCGCCATGGAGACGTCGGTCTCCACCTTCAGCTTCTCGCCGTACTTCTCTGGCGCCCGCTTCGCGGCAAGCCACTGGCAGAAGTTCACGCACAGCTTCCTCGCATACACCGCATCCTGACGGCGAACGTCCTTGCGGATCAGATTCCCCTCGCCGTCGTAGCTCTCGAAGACCTCCTCCACGATGTAAGGGTTCGTCGCCAGCTCCTGCGCATACTCCACGAGCGCATCCGCCGAGATCCGCTCCGCCTCCTTGTACTGCGCCTTCACCTCGGGCTCCTTCTCAAGCCATCCGCAGCACGTCCCGTAAGGCAGGTCTACGGCTATGCAGAACGAGCGCAGAGTGCCGCCCCGCGCCACCCAGTAGAGCAAAGCCGTGAAAAGCTCATAGGACTTCACCACCCTGCCCGTCTCCGCATCGCGGGGGATGCGGGCCAGCTCGCCCTCGTCCATCGCAAGCTCCTTCTCGATCTGCTCGCGAATCTTCTTCACCATCGGATTCTTCGCTCCGCCCAAGGGGCGCTTGCGCGGCTTCCACCACGGCCTCCACTCGGAGTCGGGGTGCGGCTCCTTGTACTTCCGAGTCCTCAGCGCAGGATTGAGCTTCGACGGGATCTCGTACTCGCCATCGCGCTCAATCCTCAGCCGAGGCGCCATCGCGTCGTCTGAGGGGGCAATTGGCGTAGCTATGACGGTCATGGGCTTGAGCTGGTGTACGTGTTCATCCGCGGGTTCGAGACGCTCCAGAGGCTCTGTTTTCGGCCCTCTCGCGGGTGTACGGACTTTCGGGGACTTAGAGGGACACTCAGGATTCGTTCCAGAATTTTTCTCAGAATTTTTTTCGACGGGCTTCTTGGCGGCTCGCGTCATGGCATGACCTCCTTCGGAGAGTTGAGGGATGAGGGTTCGGAGACAGGCGTTCGGGGGCGAGAGGACAAATAGGGACAGTGAAGGACAAGTCCAAAATGGTTTTCAAAATTGCCCCACTACGGACGCCACCTTCCCCTGCGGGGGCGGGCAAATTTTTGGCCCCCGGGGGGTCGACCGGTATCGGGCGAAAATGGTACCGATGGGGGTTTTGTTCAAGGCGGGCGGGCGGCGGGGCGGGCAGGGGTCAACCGGGGCGGAAAGTGTGCCAAAAGGCGCGGCCCTGCCTCTGCCGGCACCATGCCGCCGCCGCTTCGCAGGCCGCGGGCCTGCTGCGCCCCTGCGCTACGCGCCGAATAGGCGCGCCGCTATCCGCGCCGCGCAATGAGTGGAGAGGGGGGAGCAAACATATTCATACATTCACCCCACACACTGGCGGCATAGACCGAGCCCGCGGGGCGGGTAATGGGCGCCCCGCTATTCCCCCAAACTGAAACGCACGCGCAGGCCGTCAAGCAAAGCGCGTGCCGTTCGCGGCTCAATGTTCAGACAACCGAAAAGCCCGCCGCCCGTCCATTGCCTTCACTCTGCCGGCGCCTCCACTCTGCCAGCGCCTCCACTCTGCCCAGTGCCTCCACTACCGGCCCGCCCGCCGCAAATCAAGCGCGCATTTAATTGCCGCGCAGATTCCGCCCCTCTCACCATGCCGGCGCCCGTCCACTCCTTCGCCCATTGCCGCGCCTCTCACCATCCCGCCGCCTCAAAACCCGCCCCGCTACCGAGCTACCGAAAACAAGCGAATTCCTCAAACTTCCTATAGAGAATCTATATAGGGGTTTTCCTTATAGGGTTATTACTTATATATTCTTTTCACGTGGAGTCTTGAGAAAAAGGTTGTAAATAGCAGTATCGCAGTATTTTGTTAGTCGAAATAGGTAGCAACCCCTATGCGCCTTTAAAAAGGCTTTTTCAGACTAAGGGTTAACCCTCTGCACGCTTTCCTGTCCTCATAAGCCCCCCACTGGTAGAACCGGCGGCGCCGCCCCTGCCGCCCTCCAACTGGTAGAACCGGCGGCCCCGCCTCATCACTGCCGCCGCCCCTCTGCCCTGCCTTTCTTATATATGCCGCCCTGCTGCCGGTGCCTGCGCTTGATCCAAATCAACGCGCTGTAACTATTGTCATACTTCAGTTAGCACAGCGAATCTTAACTGTGCTATATTTTAGGTGTACCAGATAACAGATAGTATCTAGTACACAAATCAAGTTCAAACTACCAATAAAGGCAAAACAAATGACAACTCTCCTCAAGATCAACGCAGCGCGCCGCCCCTCTAAGGAGTGCCGATGATGACCGCCGCCCGCTTCTCTCTTCGTTGCGCCTGCTACGGCCTAGCGCTCTATGCCTGCTACGGCGTCAAGTACTGGCCCGTCTGGCCCGGCACTCTCGTTTTTCTGGGCCTTCTGGCCCTCGCCCTGGCGGCGCATTTCGCCGCTGAATCTCTCAACTAACTAACTAACTAACTAATAAAGGCAAACCAAATGACGGAATTCAACACCACCCGCGCCCCCTCTGTCTCTGATCTTCGCGAACTGTTCGCAGCGCGCCCGGCCGTCCTCTCGGCAATCAATGAAGCTTTCAAACTCTCCGGCGGCTTCTGTGTCCGCGCCGCCCGCTGGCACAGCGCCGATGAGGCCGCGGAGGTGGTACTGCAGGCCGTGGGCGCCGTTGACTGCGGCGCCTACGACGACGAGACGGGCGAATACCACAATGAACCGCTTTCCGTGGAAGTGTTCACCGCCGCCAACGGCAATTGCATCATTGACGCGGTCTTCACCTGCGGCGGCCCCACGGTAACCGCCCGCTATGAGTCTCGCTACGGTTCGATCACCGTTGAGGCCCACTGGGGCAGCGCGTTCATTGAACTCTATGGCTTTGAAGGCGATTGCCCGCTGCGCGCCTACCTTTCCAACTCTGCCGATTTCGCTGAATAAGGGGGGGCCGATATGCGTACCGAAATCCTCTCTTTCAACATCCCCGCCTGGGCGGTCTGCCCGCTCGAGAACAGCGACGGCACCGGGCTTAACCCCGAGGACCTCGAGGCCCTCGAGCGCTTTGAGTCTGAACTAGAGGCACACCGCGCCCGCCTTCACGCTAGTTCGTACTGCTTCTCGTGGCCGTCCGAAGAATGCCCGCACTTCTGCAGCGCCCCGGCCTTCGGACTGCCCGCCGACTGCTATGCGGCTGATGTGGTGTTTTTTCTGAACTAACCCGCCCGCCCCGGCCGCCCCGCTGGGGCCCTCTCTCTAACGAAAAAGGATGAAAAACATGAGTTCCACTCTTTCCCCCATTGCAGCCGCGATTGCGGACCGCCTGCGCGCAGAGCTTGACGACTGGAGCGCTGATAGTCGTGACTCCGGTCGACTCTCTGCCGCCCTCTGTGACGGCGATACCCTTGCGCGCCTCTATGAGGACTACGCCAACGGCGCGCCTGAAGATGAATTCACCGCCGCAGTCGATCAGGTTTTTGATGAAGTGGAGCGCGGGGATTTTGACCCGCTCTATGTGGTGATCCCCACTGAATGCCCGACGTTCAGCCTGCGCATTGACCGCGTATCGCGCCGCGAATTCCTTCGCCGTTATGGCCTTTCCTTTGACTGGTTCGACAACCAGTATGGCGCGGGCCCGTGGCCGTGCGGCCGCGTCACTGTCTGCGAGGGCCTTGACGCTGCCACTAGCGCCGTAATTGATGCCCTTGATTGCTAACCCGCCCCGGCCGCCCCATAAAACGGGCAGCCCCCCCCCTCAAACAAAATTAAAAAGGCTTTAAAAATGACGGTTATTTCTCTTTCTATTCGGTCTTATTATCTCCTTTCCGCCGCGCTCGAATTCGCGCCGAAAGACTCCGTTAAGTGCTTTTTAAATGCGGTGCATATCGCGCCTCAAGGCGGCGCCGCCCATGTGGTCGCTACTGACGCCAGCGCGCTTTTCATCGGCCGCGCAGAGGCCGCCCCGTCCGTGGTCGACACTGCCGGCGCGCTGCAGCCTTTCGAGCCCGTCACCATTCATCGCGCCCCGCTGGCCGCGGCCCTGAAGGCCGTTAAAACGTCCGTCAAGAATGCGGACACTCTCGAAATTGAGATAGACGAAGATCGCCGCTCCGGGCGCCTGCGCGTTTTCAATTTCAGGCTCGACCGCACGGGCTCTAGCGCGTTTTCTGCGCCTATCTCGCTCGTTGATACGAAGTATGTCGACTATCGGCGCATCATTCCTACGTATACCGATCCCGCCGCCCCGATCCCCGTCGTGAGTTGCAAGTATTTGACTGCCGTTACTAAGGCCGCCGCCGCGCTTCGCCCCGCCCGTGAGCGCGCCGACCTTTCGGCCGAAATCGTGAATCAGATGCAGGCCGTTTTTGCACTGGCCGACGACGCCGCCGCCATTGTCATGGGCATCAGGCTTGACGATCGCCGCCGCCCGTCGTATGAGCGCACCGCCGCCGCGATCATGGCCGGCTAACTGAAAGGAGGAGCGAGTGCTTTACGTCCTTGCGATCAAGCAACGCGCCTACCCCGGCGCCCGCTGGCAGGTGCTGCCGGCCCGCTTCTCCAGCGCCGGGGCGGCGCATGCCGCCCAGCGCGCCTTGCGGCAGCGCTTTCACCTGCTGCAGGCCCTCTATCTGACGCTAGATACAGCGGCCCGATGCCCTGAACGATTCCAACTGAACTAACCCCCTTTAAGGCCGCCCTGCCGCGCGCAGGCGGCCGTTTTGGAGCCCTTCTCTATGGTCGACATCAAACCACTTTCCCGCCCGCCCTTCACCGCGCGGGGCCGCCTTTCGGCACGGGCCGCCGCCGCTCTCCAGTGGTTCTATCGATGGAAAAGCGTGCGCCCGGTGCGCCTGCGATTTCGCACGCCCGGCGGCCCTGCTGCCGGTCTTGCGGGCCGGTGCGCCTATCTGGATTATTTCGGCGTTCCGTACCGCCGCGGGCATGATGCCGGCGGTGATTACATCGAACTGCCGCCGGCCGCGTTTTCGATGATTCACGGCCTCGCTGGCCTCTACGGCTTTTCTCTGGAATAGCCGCCTCGTTTTCCTCTCAACTCTTTGGAGCAAATCTTATGCCACTGGAAAATATTCTTTCTGATTTGACTGCAGAAATTAAAGCGCTGCGTCTCACCATTGCCGCCGGCATGAAAGCGCCCGCCGCTTTCACCGTTGAGGCCGCCGCCGCGGCCCCCGTAGCGGCCCCCGCCCCGATCAATCCCGCCCCGATTGAAGCCGCCGCCCCCACTGCTGAGGCCGCCCCGGTCCAGTCTGAGGCCGCCGCCCCTGTCTCTGACACTGTGGCCGCAGATCAGGCGCCCGCTGCCGCTGAAAGCGTTCAGACGCCGGCAAAGACAGAACAAAAAACGCCTGAAACGCAGACAGAAAAGGAAAAAACGGACGAATCTCGCTCGACTGCCCCGGCCAAAACCGAGCTGCCGCCCGCCGGCGACACTGTGACGGCGCGGCGCTCCGAACAGGAAAAAAAGGCCGCTGAGGTCGAACCGGGCCTGCAGGCAAAAATTGAAATCACCCAGATTTACAACGACGCCCGCGAAAAGGGCCTGACTGCCCCCTGCGGCGCCCTGATTATCGAGACCTGCAAGTCCCTCGGCTTCCCGCGCTTCTCTGCCGTGCCGGTCGACCGCCTGCCCGAACTCGTGGCCGCATTCTCCGCCGCTGTGACGGCGCGGCTGGAGGGTTAAGCAATGACACACGCACTCCTTTCCCCCAGCGCCTGCCACCGCTGGCGCGCCTGCCCGGCCTCGGTGGTCCTGACGAAGGACCTGCCCGACGAGTCCTCTGATTTCGCCGAGGAGGGCACCCGCGCCCACCGCCTGGCGGAACTCAAGCTCCTCGGAACGCCGCAGTTCAGCGGTACCGCTGTGACGGCGCGGCGTCGTACCGACGCAGAAACGGAGGAGTTCAAAACCCTCTGGGCCGACGCGCCCGACGAGATGCAGGCCGCCGTCTGCGTCTATGCCCGCACCATCGCCGACCTCATCGGCGAGGGCAAGCCGAGCTACTTCATGGTCGAGCACCCCGTCGACGTCTCGAGCGTCACGGGCGAGGCGGGCGCTCACGGCACGGTCGACTGCGTGGTACGCGTTGGCGAGCACCTCTACGTCGTGGACCTGAAGTACGGGCGTGGCGTGAAGGTCGAAGCCCGTTGCAATGAACAGTTGTCAATCTACGCGCTGGCCCTGTGCGACGAACTCGACCCGTTCGGCGACGACCCTGTGACGACGATTCACATCGTCATCGTGCAACCCCGCCTGAACCACATCGACCACTGGACGACGACCACGGGCGGCCTCCGCTCCTTTGCCGAGGACGTCAAGGCCCGAGGCGCTCGCGCTCTCGCACTCTGTGACGGCGCGGCGACTGAGTCCGCCGACTTCGGTCCGTCAGAGTCCGTCTGCCGCTTCTGCCGAGCCAAGGGCACCTGCCCCGCCATCCGCGGCGCCGTGGTCGAAGCCTTCAAGGCCGAGCCTGCCATCGTCGATGCGGCTCCGCAGGTGGTTGAAGCCCTGTCGATCCCCGTGCCGACCGAAGCCGAGGCCCTCTCCCGTGCACTGAACGTCCTCGACCTTATCGACCAGTGGACAAGCGCTGTGAGGGCGGAGGCCCTGCGTCAGCTTGAGATCGGAAACAAGATCCCCGGCTACAAGCTCGTCCAAGGCCGCGCAGGCATCCGCCGCTGGGCGGACGCCAAGGAGGCCGAGGCGAAGCTCAAGTCCATGAAGGTGCCTGAGGCCCTTCGCTACGAAAAGAAACTCATCTCGCCGACCGCCGCCGCGAAGCTCACGAAGGCCAAGGCGGGTGAAGCCCCTGTCCTCACCGAGCGGCAGTGGGCAAAGCTCGAAGCGCTCATCACGCGCAATGAGAGTAAGGGCGCGGTTGTGCCCGAAAGCGATCCTCGTCCCGCTTTGGATATGGGCGAGGGCTTCAAAGTCATTGAGGAAAACAAATGAAGCTGAACATCTCCGTGCGCTGCGCCTATCCGCATGTGTTTGAGGCGCGAGAAAACGCCTTCGCCAAGGACGGCACCAAGAAGTACGAATGCACCGGCCTCTTCGAAGCCAACGGTGCCGTGCACAAGGCCATCCGCGACGCCATGAAGGCCACCGCCGAACAGAAGTGGGGCGCCAAGGGCCAGCGTTACTACGAGGAAGCGCTCGAAAACAAGAACACGCGCCTCATCCAGAAGGACGCCGAACTCGGCCTCATGAAGATCACGGCCCGTCGCCGCGAAACGGACGGCGCTCCGGCTGTGGTCGACCAGCGTCTCCGTGCCATCGCCCCGTCTCAGGGTATCCCCTACGGCGGCTGCTGGATCAACATGCGCATCGACGTGTGGGCCTACGAGAACAACGGTTCCCGCGGCTTCTCCGCGACGCTTCTGGGCATCCAGTTTGTCCGTGACGGCGAGGCGCTCGGCGGTGCTTCCGCCGCGTCCACCGAAGGCTTCGAGGTGCGAGACCGACGACAAGGAAGCGGCTGTGTCCGACGATCCGTGGGCCTGATGCCGCGACCCTGACATAAAGCCTTTCCCCCTGAGCGCGAGGGGTGAGGGCTTGAGTCAGGGCCGCGGGGGCAAACGATCTGACGCAGATACGGATCGGTCTGAGGCTGTGGGTTGTCATTACCCGCCTTTACCTCAGATCCCAAAGGCAGGGCATCTGCAGGTGACGAGCCATCATGTTCACGGCTCCTCAACCCTGCCTCCCCTAAGGGCCCTTCAAGTTTTTATGGAGTCTCAAATGGCTGAAAAGTTTTCACGCGAAAAGATGGAGGCGCTGTTCTCCGGCAAGAAGTACGGGCGCGTCACCGTCGGCAGCTTCCTTCGGGAGGACGACAAGGTGACGAAGAGCCACCGTGCACGCTGGATCGTGACCGCCACGTGCGGCTACTGCGGGCATGTGTTCGAGGACTTCTTCGACAACATCCGCTACAAGGCGAACCCGTCCTGCGGCTGTCAGAACCGCATCAGCAACTGGAATAGAAGCCGCGAGCTTGACCGCATGGAAGGCACGGCTCGTGCCAAGCGCCGCGAAGAGCGCGAAGCCAAGGCTGAAGCCAAGGCGCAGAAGAAGCAGGCCAAGGCGAAGGTGACTATGAAGCGAGTCAACAAGAAGGCAGAGAAGTCCGCCGCAGTGAAGAAGGCCGAGGCCAAGACCGCCGCTCTCGCCAAGCAGGCGCAGCGAGCCTCGATCTACGTCAAGGTCGACCGCGGCGTGTGCATCGGCGACGGCATCGAGCTGACGCTCGCCCGCCTTCATCAGCTATGGGAGCTTCTCGACAAGGCCGACTGCTGTCCGGCATGGCGTGAAAACTCCAAGTCCTTCTGCCTCTGGGGCATCCGCAACGGCTACGCCCGCGGCAAGGTTCTCGTGAAGCGCGAGGACGCGAAGCCGTGGCACCCGCTCAACTGCAAGTGGGAGAACGAATGATGGCCGAAGAAGTATGGAAGGCCGTCCCTAATTACGAAGGGAAGTATGAGGTTAGCAGCCTCGGGCGTGTCAGATCCCTGCCTCACTATGTGAGGGGGCGCCATGCCAAAGGCACCCCGTTTTTGCGACTGTCGCCCGGCCGAATACTGCGTCCGGGGAGAGTTAAAAGCGGGCATGTCTCCGTCGCGTTAGGTCGCGGCAATTCTCGTCTTATCCACCAGCTTGTTCTTGAAGCCTTTGTCGGCCCAAGACCGAAAAGCATAGACGGAATGACCGTTGATGTTCTGCATATAAACGGGATCCCGTCGGATAACCGATTAGAAAACCTTAAGTACGGATCCAGAGGGGAGAACGTCAGACAAGACTTTGAAACGGGCGTACGAGCCGTTACCCCTGAGCACCAGCGGCGAATGTACGAGGGCCGTCTTAAGTCGGGAATGTATGACAGGAGAAGGAAAAGATGAGTATCGATTACAGTTTTCACGATCTAGAGTCCTACAGCGAGACGCCGATCAAGTTCGGCTCTCACCGCTACGCTCAGGACTGCGAGATCATGCTGTGGGCTTACGCCCTCAACGACGAGCCTGCCGAAGTGTGGGATCTGACGAGCGGTGCGCCCATGCCGGCGAAGCTCAAGAAGATTCTCGACGCGGCAATGGCGGGCAAGTGCTACACGGTGTGGCACAACGGGATGAACTTCGACACCGTGGTGCTCAAGGCCCACGGCTACGACATCCCGCTCCGCATGATCGTCGACACCATGGTAATGGCGTACCAGCACTCTCTTCCGGGTGCGCTCGGAGACCTCTCCGCCGTCTTCGGACTCTCTGAGGACGTGGCGAAGGACAAGGACGGCAAGCGTCTGGTCCAGCTCTTCTGCAAGCCGCGCCCCAAGAACTCTACGTACCACCGTGCCGACAGCACCACGCACCCCGAGGACTGGGCGCACTTCGTTGAATACTGCCGCCTCGACGTCGAAGCCGAGCGAGCGCTCTTCAAGAAGATGCCGAAGTTCAACCTCAGCAAGCACGAGCGCGACCTGCAGATCCTCGACGCAGAGATCAACCGTCGCGGCATGCTGATGGACGTGGAGCTGGCCAATGCAGCCGTCGCCATCGCCGAAGAGACGCGAGTCCTCCTCGCCCGCCGCACCCGCGAACAGACTGACGGCGCGGTTGAAGCCGCGACTCAGCGCGACGCGCTCCTCTCCTACTTCGAGAGCGAGTACGGCGTGACGCTCAAGACGATGACGAAGGCCGAGGTCGAGAAGCGCATCAACGACGACACGATCCCCGAGCCGATGCGCGAGCTTCTCCGTCTGCGTCTCCAGTCGACGAAGACCTCCGTGCAGAAGTTCGCCATGCTCGCCGAAGCCGTGGGCAGGGACGGACGCCTTCGCGGATGCCTTCAGTTCCGTGGTGCATCCCGCACGGGGCGCTTCTCGGGACGTCTCTTTCAGCCGCAGAACCTCCCTCGCCCGACCCTGAAGCAGGACGAGATCGACTTCTGCATCGAGGCCGCCAAGGCGGGGACGCTTACCGCTCTCTACGACGACCCGATGGAGGTGCTGACCAACTGCCTGCGCAGTGAGATCATCGCTCCCGTCGGCAAGAAGCTCGTCGTCGCCGACTACTCGAACGTGGAAGGCCGCGTTCTTGCATGGGCCGCAGGTGAAGAGTGGAAGATCCAAGCCTTCCGCGACTTCGACGAAGGCCACGGACACGACCTTTACAAGCTGGCCTACAGCCGCGCCTTCGGCATCAAGCCCGAGGACGTGTCGAAGAAGCAGCGACAGGTCGGCAAGGTGCTTGAACTGGCTCTTGGCTACGGCGGCGGCGCTCCTGCCTTCGCCCGCTTCGCCAAGGCTTACGGCATCGACCTTCACGACATGGCGAAGAACGTCCGCGAGACCATCTCGCCGATGACGTGGCGCGAAGCCGAGGACTCCTACGAGTATTTCCTCAAGAAGAACCTGACGGGCGGCCTGCATCGCGACGTGTTCATTGCCTGCGACGCGCTGAAGAGAGCGTGGCGAGCGACCAACCCGAAGATCTGTGCGCTGTGGAACGAGCTTGGCAACGCCGTCATGCGCGTCATCGACGATCCGATGCTCGTAGAGAAGGCCGGCCCTGCCACGATCTCCCGCACGTCGGGCTTCCTGCTGGTCGAGCTTCCCTCGGGACGCAAGCTCTGTTACCCGAGCCCCCGCCCGTCGGACATCGGCAAGAAGGATTCGTTCACCTACCTAGGCATCAACCAGATGTCACGCAAGTGGGTGAGGCTTGAATCATACGGCTCAAAGCTGGTCGAGAATTATATCCAAGCGGTATCGTGTGATCTCTTATGTGATGCACTGCTCCGCCTCGACCATGCCGGATACAAGACAGTGCTGACGGTGCACGACGAAGCGATCACCGAGGCACCCGACACTGCCGACTACTCACTGGAAAAGATGTCGGCTCTCATGACTGAACTGCCCACGTGGGCTACCGGACTCCCCCTCGCCGCCGCAGGCTACGAGGCATACCGCTACAAGAAGGATTAACCAAATGTTTGACAAGACCACTCTCGCACACGCCCTTCACCTTCGGCGTCACTCCCCGCATGGCGAAGGACGTCTGC